TATTAGGTTTATCGGTTACTGGAACAATTAATCTACTAAGTAAATTGAACCAATATTACCATTAGTAGTAACTGTATCTGTAATGAAACCAAATAAGTTAGGACGTACACCTGCTGCTGTAGCGGCTACACCTAGGATACCTACACCAGTAGTTGCATGAACACCTACAGGAGCGCCTTTCTTACCAGCGTTAGAAGCTGCTGCCTCTAAGATAGGTGTACTGAATACTAACTTGGTTTGACCTTTAAGCATTACATTAACTTCTTGACCAGCTACTGCATCTTGCTGGATAACACCAGTTAATACAGTTTGGTCTACTGCACTGGCAGCTGTGGTTTGTACCCATTTACCAGTTGCAACATCTAATGATACAAAAGTGTATGCTGATAGAGTTTCGCCTGCTTCAAAAGTACCGATCATATCTACTGGACGTGACTTAGCCATGTTTTAAAATTCCTTATATTAAATTAATTGTAGGTTAAAATTTCTAGTTATTAGAAATTAACCTTGGATGTTAGATTTTGCTTCAGCTAAAATTGCTTTAAAGTTTACAGACTCACCTGCATCTTTAGTTGCTTTAACTAAACGATCAAATTCTTTCTCAATCTTCTGATCAACACTAAGGCTTGAATTATCTTCGCCTTCTAGACCATGACCCGCTGATTTATTTAGTTGATCTTTATTGGTTTCGTAATCAGATACTGCTTCTAGTGCTTTTAGAAGAGGCTCCATAGTCTCAACACCTTCGATAGCCATTAACGCTTTAGCAAGAGGTTCAATAGCATCTTCACCAATAGCATGTGCTACGCCTTTAGCTTTATTTAAGCAAGCTTCAAAGGTACGAGCTTCTTCAGCTTTAAGTAGTTTATCTAATTTAGCATCCTTAGCTTCGTTAGCTTTAACAAGTGCTTCATATTTTTGTTCTACTGTTAGTTCAACTTCTTTAGACATTTCTTTATTTCCTTTTTTAGATTTAATAACCAGAGATGGTTGTGGTTCTGAAGCAACTACAGGTACTGCCTCAGTTGTTGCTGATGGATCACCTGATACTACATCTACAGTAGATACTCCGGGATCATTAATATCAGCGGATTCGAGAGGATCACCTTCTGTAGGTTCAACCACCTCTGCCTTCTCATCTTCTACATTTTCGTTAGAAGATTCCAAGGATTCTTTTAACTCATTTAAAGAATTAAGTAAGTTTTCAGCAACAGCTTCATCACCTTTCTTTAATTGAGTCATTGCTTTAGTAATAAATTCAATCTTTTTAGAAGTATCAACTTCATCCGACTTAAGTAAAGCAACTGTTTCACCATTTGCACCAGATCCGAGTGCTGGACCTACTATTGAGATACAGGATGTACCTTTGGTGAAAGTAATATTTGTAATCTCGTGATTACCTATAAAATTAGACATCAACATCATCCATAGTAATTATGCCATCAGCTTCGATTGAAAATGAATCCAAATCGCCAGCTTTGGCCATGTTCCAGAAGAACGGGTTATTGAATTGTGCAGTAGCTACCCAATCACCAGCTTTTACTAATGTAGTTGCTTCACTACCTACTATCTCAAAATCTTCCATAGCAATAAAACTTTCAGTAAATTGAACTGTATCGGATTCTACAGCTAAGGCATGTTGAATACCTGCTGCACCATTACCCATAGAGTTATAACTCTGACAAGCTTTCTTAACAGTTTCTGCTGAGGTGTAACCACCATGAGCATCACGATAATCTGCCTTCATGACAATAGCTGTCATTTGCATAGCTTCATCAGTAGTAGCAGTAACTTCACCAGATTTACGAATAGATTCATAGGTTCTAGTGCTAATTTCTGCCCAATCACCATACATTTCCAATTTAATGGTTTTATCTTGTGCTGGGTTTTCTATGAAAGGTTTAATTTGTTTAATTAGTGCATTAACAGCATCTAAGTTCTGTTGTGCATCTGTTTTCATTTCTTCGCTCATCTAAAAAGCCTCTCGTAACATCGACACCTAGGGTGTGCCGGGGTTGAAAATAATCCACCGGGATAGGGTGTCCCTATAGCGGTGGTAACTAAATGTAAAGGTCCACAAACGGGACATACGAACTCATCAGCTTTAGTGACCCATTGTTTTAATTTATCACTAGCTAAGAAACCTGTAGCAACCCATTGTTCCCATGTATCTTTACGACCTTGTGAAACGGAGCTATATAACTCATCCTCTGAAATAAAAGAAGCACGAGTCAGTAGAGCTTTCTCAGATTGACGATTTAAAGATTCCTTCACACTTTTAAGAGGGTTTCCATTCTTTATTTGAGCATTTCTAGCATTAATTAAAGATGAAGCTGATTGTGAAGTTAAACCTAATAATAAAATTATAATGGATGCTGCTGTGTTAGTTCCCATACCTTCAGATTGAAGCTTCTCTGTAACGGAGTAGACACCTCTCTTTGTTGCCTCTACAAGTTCTAAAATCATATCATAGATAGCTTGTAAGAAAACCTGTGACTGTGGCCCTGTTATATCAATAGGGCCTCCTTTAAATGTATTAGACTGTTCAGCTAATGTAGATTTACTTCCCTCGGTATAAGCCTTCAAAAGGGTAGGAGTTATTCCACTTAAGCCCGATTTAAAAGTTTCCCAGTCTATGGAATCAACAACAGCTTGAGGGTTTCCTACTCTGTAAGCTTCTTTAAGTATCCCAGTATCTACTGACTCTCTTAATAGGAATAATAGAATAAGTATTTCTTCAGTTAAGGCTTCTTCAAACTCTTCGGACACCTGTGATGGTGTTAAAGCCATAAAGCCTCCTTATGTTTTTAAATTACTTGGACTAGATGGTTTTGCTACAGGTTTAGCAGATGGGGTTATCTTGGAATCTACTTCCTCTTTAACCTTAGCAGCTTTAGCCTTAGCAGTTGCTATCATACCCACATCACGAGATCCTGACGAAGCTTGTGGTAATCCACTTTCTTTACGCACTGCTTCTTCTAAAAGATCATCAGGGATAATAACACCAGATTTAGTCATCTTCTCAATGAATGTACCGTATACATCTAAATCAACAGATTCTATATCTGTATACTGAAGTGTAGGGACATTTTCAGGTGACCACTTTTCTAACTCTGCTAAATAATTAATAGCTTTTTGAAAAGTATCTACGATCTCATCTAGCCAACCACTAACTGCAACAGAGAACATTTTAGTCTTATTACTAGAAAGTGCAAAAGAACCTACAGATGTATTACCCATCTCAATAAAGTCGGCTAAAACAGTTTGCAGTATCTCTTTACTATGTCTCTGAATAATAGCTTCAACATCATAGCTACCATTAGCATCACGATTTAGGTAGGCTACAGAGTAAAGTTCTTTCCCTGCCATATCACAATCAGAGGGAATCACTAAACCTTTCTGTTTACCCTCATACATATTACGAATAGAGTCTCTAATACCATTCATTATTTGCTTATCGCCCGGAGCTGCATGTGAAGACATTGCTTGAGCTGGGGCTTTAAATACAGGAAGACCTCTTGCATCATGGCTAATACGTAAAGCTTGATCACGTTCATAGTTCTTTTTATAAAACCAAGGTAAATAAGCATTACGTAGTATAGATCTGGACTCCGGATTATCTTTGTTAGTATCTACACGGAAATGTAAAAAACGTACTAGGTCTAAATCCTCCGTACCATATTTAAGACTTCCTACGTTCTCCTGAACAGCATGTGTAAGTCTTTGAGGATCAGACTCATCAAGGTATCTCCAACCACTTATAGTTTCCTGAGCACGAGTAGGGAAGCCTCTGAATCCCCACCTACCGTCACGGTATTTAGATTTAAACTTAGGATCTAATACATTACCAACTCGTTTCTTAAATTCGATTCCATTAATTGCAAACCCGAAGATAAGCATAGTAAAGAATTCAGAGATGTACTTGTGAAAAGGGCGTTCCATATCTGCTAAACAAGACTCAAGGTGTGAAGCATTATTCTGTGCCTCTTCTGAATCGTTTGCAGATTTTGCTGAGAATGTTACGGTCTTAATAATAGAGTTGATCGCAAACATCATTGCACCAACAATAGGATCGTTATCTCTCATCTCCCTGTAAATGTACATACCATTAGGGAATTGTAAGTTTCTTAGAATTTCATCTTGAGCAAAGGAACCATCTGTTCGGGTAATACCTGATTGACCAAAGGAATGAGTTGAGTTTTGTTTCCAAGCTTCAGGGTTATAACCAGAAGCCATTTGCATATTGCTACGTTTGGGCATAATAGCTCCTAGTAATTTTCTGTAAAGTGAGAAGGTCCACAAAGATCTTCATTAGGGTCATCAATTTCGAATATTAGAGCATTTGATTCAGATAGTTGATTATAACCACCTGTTACAGCATCCCACTGATCGTCTTTCTTTTTACCATCATTATCAAAGGTTTCTAACTCATGGTATAGGGTGTTTAAGTACCTGCCCTTTACGAAGTAAACAATACCGTTTTGACAAGCTGCTGAAAAGGATAGACCTTTAGTTAACTTATCTTTAGTTGGCCTATGAACTCTTACTGGGTACTTACTAAACTTACGTATGATGTTACTAACATCGGACTTACCACCAGAACCGGGATCTTGCTCGACCCATAGTGGACACCCTATACCATCCCTCCTAGCTGCATTCATCATCATGTCTTCAACACCACCGGGATCTTTACGATCTCGTTCAATATCTATTACATAGATGTTACCATCATGGTCTTTAGCCATCCTTGCACCCACTGTCCAATCTGGATCAGGGTATTCAAGTGACGGTTCTGTTGCAGCCCTATCCCAATAACGTAGATAAGTTAAGGGGATGTTAGGTAGTCTTTCTATTTCTCGACTACCACCTTTAAACTCGGTAATCCATTCTCTTTTGAAGTATAGACCACCACCGGAAGTTGAATCCCAATTACCACCTAACAAACCATCAGCTATATGTTTAGGCTGATTCTTAAGGCTGGAGATGTAACCGGGATTCGACATTAGCATCTTAGGATTATCGTATACAGATGCTGATATAAAAGTAAAAGATTTTATAGCTCCCATAGGGTCTTCTGGATCACCCGTAAGAATATTACCTTCCCGCATACACTGATCTGGGAATTCCCTTTGAAGCTCTTTACGTGTAGTTCTAAATTGAAGACCCTGTGTAGGGTGTATAATGTAGTAAGTAATCTTACCGGAACGTTCTCTGATAGGAAGTCCACCACACTCTTGGCCAGATACATCTTCACCCGTAGGTGACTTATACCCTTCTGGATAAACAGAACCAAATGGCCATAAATACCAATCTAACCATTTACGTACCCAAGAACCCGTCTCCGGGTTAGTAGTCGCTTTAACAGTACACTTATGAGGAAGTCCTGTACCTGTACGGTTACGAGTCATCATATAAGTAAATTGGGATTCTTCAAAATGCGTTAATTCATCAAAGACAATACTCTCAATCTGAGCACCTTGGAACTTCAGAACAGAGTCCACATGTTCAAGACCTTCAAAACGGACATTCATTCCTTTAACTTCAGGACGTTCAGGTTCTCCGGGTTTAGTTAGGAAAGGGAATGAGAATTCCTTCTCACCTACATTGTATTCCATACCGGGAATCTTGGCGTACATGGATTTAGCTTCATCAAGTGGACCACCTGATTTCTTTAAATCCTCTTTTGTTCTACGAAATATAACGTGATTAAAACGCTCACGATCCATAGTAGTTAAAGGATTTAGAGTTATTGCATAAGTCTTACCAGCACCAGCAGCACCACCATAAATAATAACATCTGCTTGATTACGAAGAAAATACCATTGAGGTCCCGGCTGTGCTGATAAATCATTTGCATCTTCATGAGAAATAATACCAGCTCTCGCTTTAGATACTTGATGATTATAAGCAATACGGTATTGCTCATGTTCTTCATAGTATGGATCTATTAGGTATTTACCTGTTAAAGGATCAATTTCATAATAAACGAATTGATTTGTTCCTTTAACCTTACCTATGTTAATAGGTCGGGATTTGAATACATCTATGTACTCGTAGTTATCAGACATAGTTAATCTACCTCAATAAACTCAGCATCAATAACTCCATCATTAATAGAATCTAAATCCTCCTGAGACATAACAGGTAATTCTATAGATGTTCCCTTTTTATCCTCTAAATGTATAACTCGTTTCTCTTGACTATTCATAGGGGCTGTAATTCTTACTTCGACACCGCCACCCGTAGAACCTCCACCTTCAACTATAGCTACATTTTGTTTCTTAACCATAATGTAAGACATTACTTCTTTAGTCGCACTAAGAGATGCAGCTGCTGTAATCTCACCTTCTTTCCACCCTAACGCATGTTCATTACGCTGAGCTATAAGTATGAGTTGTTCCATACAATCAAAATTCATACGCCTACATGTAGCTATAGCGGATTCACGGCCTATCCTATTTTTCTTTTTAGCTTTACCACCGTTTGAAGCCCTCACATCACCTTTGGTAAAAGGAGCGGCTATCTTCGGTTTAGGTTTTTTAGAATTAGTAGTACTCATAGGTTCTCCTCAAATCTATCAGAATAAAAAAGCCCCTACCTCGAAATAATGAATAATAAAAAGATCCATAGAGGTAGTGGCTAGTTAGTCACCTTGAGGAGGAGCACATGTTGTGGGAGGATAAACGAATAAATCATAAGTTCGCTTGAGATCTCTTGAACCTAGAAAGTCCGTTCGCTTTTACTCCCGTTGTAAGGGGGTAAGGGAATCCAGTAAATACGGGGGCTGTAGGGGATATTTTAGGAATTCCGAACATGTAAGTGTCCGGAATTTACCCATTTTAGTTGAAAAAGTAAGGAGCCTTCAATACATTTTTAAGATCATAACTACCTTTTTCAGGTAACTTAATATCTTGAGCATTCATTGATTCTCTAAACCTTTCAAGTAAAGGTTGACTAAGTAACTCAACAAAACACTTCCTACATTGCTGTGCCATTTCTGGAATATCAGCAGCATGTGTAGCATAAGAGTCATGGCACAATAACCAACTATTAATATTAGGACAAGCATTAACAACCATCATTAAAAGTGTTGCATCTAGGTTATGAATAAAGTTAGGAGCAATAGCTGTAAGGATCTTTCGATCATCAACTTTAGAACCTTTACGCATTAGTACCATCTGGAATCTCTGTCCATTAACGATGCACTCAACTTTATCTTTGTACATAACAAGTGGCTTATGTACTATATGAGCACCAAGGTATGATGTGTAATCAACTCCCCCTTTACCTCTGACACAATCTTTAAGGAAATCCATACCCCTTTGAACTTTAACTACAGAGTTAATGGCTTTCATGAGATTATCTACCATATAAGTGATAGCACCTTCTCTATCTTTGAACATAAACTCTTTACTAAAGTCTCTTACATATTTTTTAAAAGCTTTTTTACCTGCTGAATAACATATCGTCATAGTTGGAGTTTTATAAAGTTTACGAGTTAGTAAATTACTTCGTAACCACTCTTTAGCAAATTCATTAAACTCATCATTAGTCATAGCATCAATACCTTGAGTCATTACTTCAGTGTAAATGTCACTGATAACATCTCCCGGCATCATGGCTACACTACTAGCACCACTTTCATCCAATAGTAATCCTGACCAAAATTGGATACCGGAACATACAGCATCCAAAGCTACTGGTTGGTAGTTAATAAAGTTATCACCTTTTTCGATATACTCTTTATACTCAAAACAAGATTGTAAGAATTGCCAAGGTTTACCATCTTTAGCGATAGATCCCTCTCTCCAACCTTGATCTTCTACAGGATTATTAGCCCAACCTAGTATCTTATCGTGGTTACGTTTAACCCACTTAACACGATCTTTAAGTAATAGTTTATCCTTACCTGCTAAGTTAGCTATATTGATAAGGAACCATCTTTTAGCTTTTTCACTTGTTAACGGCTTACCACTACTAAACTGTAACAGTCCCCTAGATAGGTCATTACCTTGTCCATTAAAATAATGTTGAGAATAATAAACTCTAATTCGGTAATCTGCATAAACAGTGAACCAAAAGTCATCAAAATCCCTATACTCATTGGCGATAGACAATATTTTATTACTATCCGAGTTAGTAGAGTCGATAGCTTTCAATCTAAGTTTAAATGCCTTAGCCTTTTCACCTCTCTTCTTCTTTTCAGGTTTCTCTTCTTCAATACCAATAGCATTAGCCACTTCCAAAACTTTTTTATTAACTTTGAAAGCTGTGTTCTGCATTTTGTTAATAGCAGATAAAACTTTTGTTGAAGGATTTCTACAAGTCTTATGTCGTTGACTAATAAGTGGTTTACGAATTGAGAGGTAACCACCTTCGTTCTCCCCTTTCTCCCATTGCTTAGGTTTAACAATCATAGGTTTCAGCTTAGGGTATAACTCGGCAAGTTCCTGTGCTTGATCCACTAGGGAATTCTTAGTTTCTTCAGTTCCCTCTATGATAAGATGATTACGTTCATCATAACCTGTAGTAAATCCGGGGATAACTGTAACCATACGAGTACCAAGTTGCAATTGACGCTTAAGTGGCTCATCTGGGAAATGCTGTCCAGCTGCATCCAAGGCAGCTATACGTAAATCGTAACCCTCAAATACAGATGGGATGATATAACAAAGAATCCCAAAAGCTGCTTGTCTAGGGTACTTAAGATCCTTAAGGTACTTATCTTCCTTGTAGATTTTGGTTAACTTTTCAAGAGTATCTTCCATAAGCATCTGTACCTGTGGAGAGTGGAAAGTACCAGACTCCATGGCTTCTTCCATCTTCTCGATACTCATATCTACCATGGTATCTTCTAACTCTAATTGGGTATCAACTAGATTAGTCATCTAGATCACCTAATGAGATGCTAAAGAAACCGTCTTCTGAATTATTAAAATCTTCTGTTAATTTTGAAATGTATTCTTCATCAGTACTTCCAATGTATAACTCCTCATCGACTACATACTCTGACATACTACCCCTCCTCTGTTATTGTAATGGTGTACTCACTACCAAGTACTGCTTTATAAGATGAAATCATTACATCTTTTAATTCTTGCGTCAAGCTTTTTCTAACTATAAAACTATCATGAATAGGTATTATAACTTCACCTTTACCTACGAAGTGTTGCGTAACCAACATTGCTACCTTAGCATCAATTGCCATAACATCCAATCCATTACGTTGATACAATCCAAAAGAATCTACCCCTATAATTTGGTCATGCTGCAACTCTAAAGCTTCGATAGCGCTACGTATGGACTTCTTAAGGTATACGTTAGACATAGCTGCTAATTTCTTATCCTTGTTTGGCATTTCTGTACTAAGCTGTAGTTTCATATCTTGGTACACAGCTTCAATGGCTCTCGCTGAACTTGATACATTACCCATAACAGTAAAGCACTTCTTAGAGATCTTACGTGTAAATTTAGGAGATGTAGGGTAGGCATCTCCTGTTAATTGTAATCCATTCATAGCGTACATGATATGAGCACTACAGTTATCGTAATCTATTTCAACGACTTCCTCCCCATTTATTGTAAGTTTCTTCCTATCCTTTGATGGCATATTCTGTAAATTAAAGTACATACGTCCATGTTTTTCAAAGGATTCCGTAAAAACCCAACACAAGTAATTAGGTATGAGTTCGTCACCTCTACCATTCATTAGTGAATTCTTTTTCATTAAGTTATGAAGATTATTGGCCAGCTGTTTATGTTGGCTGAAACCCCTCTTGGTACGATCAGGTAGATCTTTCAAAGTCTTAGTATTAGCCATGATCTCCTTCTTATTGTCATAATCATAACTACCGGGTCGTAACACAACATACCGGGCAGCTTTATTATTAATAACTACCTTAGCTTTTGTAACATTCTCAAGTAATTTCTGATCAATTGTTAACCTGTAGAGGGATGGCATACTCTCCTCTAGTTTATAACCTAAACTTCCTTCAATAATTGATTCCCTCTCTAGTAATTTAATCAAATTATTCATCACCGTATGGTTCCATTTAAAGGCCGTAAAATTGGTAGTATAGAAGGTCCGATTAATACGGTGTTTGTACAAACTCAAAAACTGCTCAGAATTGATCCTTTGAATCACAATTAAATTGGCTAAAAAGCAAGAAATAGTTTCCCTCATTTTGGAAGGTATTCTTACACATGG